CTAAAATTCTATATATATATATATATATGAGTAGTGATCGTACAATTTACGATAAAAATGCCTATTTAGTTAAAACTGATGAAAGCAATAAACCATTAAAATGGATGTTAGACTTAAACGCCCACGAAAATTGTGAAATTTGTGGAGATAAACCAAATATTTCTGTTCATCCTAATAGAGTCGATTTAGAAAGTGACTTGTTTGGTCTTGATAGAAAATTATCAAGAGACCCAAAAGAAAAATATCAAAAATCTGATAATATAGCAAAAAGTTTAAATTATGTACCAGCTTACGTGTGTGAAAGGAATCTTCAAAGTGAAACATTTTTAGCTCAAGATACATCTAATAAATATATAGAAGATTTAAAAAAACAATCACCAGAAAAAGTTGAAAAAGTTGAAAATTTTAATAATCAAAATAACAAATGTAAATTAACTAATTTTTTAGAAAATAATAATATTGATACATCAAATAAAATTAATTAAAATTATTTAATTATTTAATAAATTAAAATATTTAAGTTTTTTTTCTTACATATTATATATATGTCAAATACTTTTACTAGAACATTTTATGATAATATTGAACATCAAATGTATGATGAATCAACAAAAGATACAAATGATTATGTTATGAACAAAGTAACTCAAGAAAATTCTGGTATATGTTACACACCAGAACATAGTGTAAATGGAATTACTGAATTAGCTAAACCAAGTAATAGCGATGGATCTTTAAATTTAACTGATAGGGTCGTGCAAGAAACTTTACTTCAAAATAGACATCTTGAATTAAGTAGTTTTGATAGAACTAATAAGGATTACGCAAAAACAACGGTTAGTAAACCAGGACAATGTACTACTGAACATATGACTAATGCTGATACAAGATTAACTCACCCAATTATAAATTATAGAGGTATGTATAGTGCTAATTATAAATTTACTCCATATTTACATATGAATCCTCAAAAAGTATTAAGTTCAAATGAAAAATATATTTCTCCTAACCGCTTTGGCAATTCTACGCGATTAGATGCAAAAAATAATAAAGAAAACTATAAAAATGATTTAATTGAATTTAAAAAATTAGTTAATGGTCTTATGCCAAAAAATTAATAAAATTATATAATTTTTCCTTAAAAAAATTATATAATTATATATAATAATGAATGTTTTTGATACTAATATAAAAAAAGAAGTTGATGATTATTCTAAAAATATTATATCAACAAATTCTATCAGTTTTTTAAGTCAATTTGAATTACATCATGGAAATAAAGATAATTTTAATGAACAAGATAATAATTTAGAAGAACCATCAATTATGCCTGATATAAATAAAAATAATTTTACTTTTTCACCAGGTAATCATTTTGATAAAATAAATATGTTACCGGGTAGTAGACGAGACAACTCTTTACTTTTTAGAGAAAATTATAAAAATTTAGAAAAAAAAAAAGAAAATGAAAGTTTTTTTGATACTGGTTTAAATAATAGTAATATATTAGCATCTGGTCAAGAATATAATAATGAATTAAATAATTTTAAAAACAGATTAAGCGATTCTATAAAATTAAATAATAATACTTATGATAAAGATACAATGTACCAAAAAATAGGCGACATTGATGGTAAACCTATTACAGATTTATCACGTGTAAAATATAAAAATCAAACTGAATTAAGAGGTGGTGGTATTAATAGTCAACGTTTACAATCTGAAAGTGTAACAAATCTAACAAAAAAAAACGGACACGGAAAAAATATTGACCCAAAAAATATAAAACAAACGAGTTGTAAAAATAACTATAGAGAACAAAATTATAAAGATTTTATTAAAACTACAGGAGTAAATATGAAACATACATATAGAACAAAAATAGATTTATCAACAATTAGAGAACAAACTACAAATAATAAATACATAAATGCTGGTATAAATCCAATATCAAAAGAAACATATAGGAATAATCAACTCTTAAATAAAACGAAAAAAGAAGAAAATTTACAAAAAGTATATATTGCAAATCCAAAATCTGTTATTGATAAAGAAAACTATAGAAATAATCAAAAAGCAGTTAAAACACAAAGAGAAAAAAATAATACTCATATAAATCATATGAAAATGGATATTAATAAACCATTTTACCACAATAATCAAAAAACTATTGAAACCCAAAGAGAAAATATAAATAATAATATTTCTAATGTAAAATCACAAGTAAATAAAGAAAATTTTAGAAATAATCAAGATGCTAAAACAACTGATAGAGAATATGGTAATGAACATATTTCAAATTTAAAATATTCTGTAGATAAAAATACTCATCATAATAATCAACAAGCAAATAATACTATGCGTGGTGATAATAATGAACATATTACAAATATAAAAGGAATAACTGATAAAAACTATTACAAAAATAACCAAGATGCTAAAACAACTGATAGAGAATATGGTAATGAACATATTTCAAATTTAAAATACTCTGTAGATAAAACTATTTATCATAATAATCAACAAGCAAATAATACTATGCGCGGTGATAATAATGAACATATTACAAATATGAAAGGAGTAACTAATAAACACTCTTACAAAAATAATAATCCAGTCAATAATACTATTAGAGAAGAAACAAGTAATAATATACATCATGGTATTGTTTCTAATGTAACAGAATCTCAATTATATTATAATAATCAGCAAGCTAATCATACTTTGCGTGGTGATAATAATGAACATATTATAAATATAAAAGGTGTAACTGATAAACATTATTATAAAAATAATAATATAGCAAATCATACTGTAAGAGAAGATACAAGTAATACTAACTATCAAGGTACTGCTATTAATTCAACAGAAAGTAAATTATATTATAATAATCAACAAGCAAAAGAAACAATAAAAGAAAACAATTTATATAATTATACTGGTATTAATTTTAACAATTCTAAACATAGTTATCATAATAATCAAGATGCTAGACATACAATAAGAGAAGATGAATTAAATCATTTAGGTACTGTTTATAATAATTCAGGTAATATTTATCATAATAAACAAAAAGCAAATTCAACACTTAGAGAATTAAATGGTTATGAAGAATATTCAGGACCTTCATATACTAATAATACTAAAAAATATATTATATCAGATGATATAACTAGATCAGGTGTAGTTGAAGAAATATTACCTCAAGATTATAATGGTGTTGATGGAACAATTGTTTCTGATTTACCATCAAGAAAATTATTAAATAATTTTTATCCAAATGAAAGAATAGAAAAAAGTTTAGATAGAACAAATAGAAATCCTACTGGTGGTAAAGGACAATTAAATTTAGGTGCTAATAATTTTGGAATTCAATCTAATACAGAAAATCGTGAGAAAAATTACAATAAAAATGTACCCAAAAGTTTAATTTCAAGTAGTTATATCTTAGAAAAAGAAAATTTAGGAACAAGAGGTAAAATTTTACAACAACAAAGAAATAATATAAATACTTTATTATCTAGTACTTTAGATGGTAATCCATATATAAATAATAATGTATTTAAAAGTAATGCTACTGATGATTTATTTGATTATGCTAGTAATCAAACAGTACAATGTGATAATTAAATTAATTTAATTAAGTTAATAACTTAATTTTATGCTTATTTTCTTTTAATATATCATTATATAAATTTAATATTAATTCTTCTTCTTTGTCATCATCTTTTTTTATTATATTATCTGTATGTTCTAGTAAAATATTATTAATATAATTATAAGATTCAACAATATGATTTAAATTTCTAGCACCTGTAATAATTATATTTCCTTTTTCAAATATAAATATACTTATTTCTTTTTCTTCTTCGTTACATTCTATTGGTGTAAATTTAACTATTACACACGCACGTATACATTTTTCGTAACTTGCTTTTATTTTTTTTTGTAGTAATAACTTAAACAAGTTTGTTCTATCTATCATCATATTTACTTTATAATTTGAATTAATCATATATATACTAAAATTATCAATGTTAATAGGTTTTGTACTTTCAATAAATTTAATTTCTCTAATTTCATTTTCAAGTAGTAAAGCTTTTATTTGTGATAGACGAAAAGCAAGTTTATTTAATGCTCTATTTGTAAAACTAACTTTTTTAAGTCCTGAAATTTGAATACTGCCATTTTTAAATAATTTTAAATTTAATTTTTTAACTGTGTTTAAATCATCGCACTCACCTTCATTTATTCTAACAACTATCGTTACTTGGTTATAAAAAGGACTATTTTTTTTTAAAGTATTTTTTTTTGTTCTTCTTTTTTTTTCTTTAACAGGTATTAAAGTTCTAATTTTTTCTTTATTAATTTTAACTGTTAAAATATCATTAGAATCTAAAGGTAAGTAATTATAAATATTATTTAAATCTAAATTAGTATTTAACTTACATTTAGCGCACATTGTCGAAATAAAAACGCCTTTTGGTAAAGTTTTTATCTCATTATTTTTTGTATCTAAAAAATCTATAAATTTGTGATTTTCCCAAATTTGGCTCATCTCTAATTATTTAATAAGTTATATCTTTAAATAGTAAAATATGTTTTATTCAATTATTTTATTTTTATATATATATCTAAATATATATATAAAAATATGTTTAATATTAAATATTCTCCAACAAATATAAATTTGAATCAAAGATTAAATTTAATTCAAAAAATACCTTTAAAAAATATAATAGTTTATGGTAAGCGTTATTTAAAAAATAAATTAAGAAATCATTAAGAATTAATATTAAGATAATGTTTTCTACAAACTGCCATATATTCATCTTTTGCTCCAATTAAAATTTGATTTTCATCTTGAGATTTACGATAACTAAAAATACCAGGGGTTCCATCTTTACATATCTGACAAAGAGCAGTAATTTTTTTACAACTATCAGCATAAGGAATTAAATCTAATACTTCTCCAAATTTATTTCTATTTGAATCGCCATCTAGTCCAGTAATAACAACATTATAATTTAAATTTTCAACAAGATTTAATACTTGTTTTTTTAAATCTGTAAAAAACTGTGCTTCATCAATAAAAATTGTATCATGTGTATTTTTACAATAAGGATATATATCTATTAAATTAGTTAGAGCTATACATTTTTCTTTATCGTAATTATGAGAAACTATTTCATTAGTTGAATACCTATTGTCAATTTTTGGTTTAACAATTAAATAATCTTTATCACATACTTTTAATAATCTTACCATTCTAATAATTTCACAAGATTTTCCAGCAAACATTGGTCCAATTATAATATCTAATTTAGGCATTATAATAAAGATATAAATAAATAAATATAAAAATTATCAATTTTTAGTATAGTTTAAATTTTTATTTATTATGTAGTTTTTCATTATAATTATAATTAAAATTATATCTAAATCTTTATATAATGTTTTTAAATATAGAAAGTTTAAAAAATAAATATAAAAATAAAAAAATTGGTTTTACATGTAGTTGTTTTGATTTACTTCATACTGGTCATTGTATAATGTTAAAGGATGCTAAAGAAAATTGTGATATTTTAATTGTAGGTCTTCAAACAGACCCAACAATTGATAGACCTGAAAAAAATATACCAATACAGACATTTGAAGAGAGAAAAATAATGATAGAATCTATTAAATATGTAGATGAAGTTATTACTTATTCTACAGAAAAAGATTTGTATGATTTATTAGTATTATTAAAACCAGATGTAAGAATTATAGGTTCTGATTGGTTTAATAAAAAATACACTGGTCATGAATTACCAATTACAATGTATTGGCATCAAAGAACACATTCTTGGTCTACTTCTGGATTAAGAAAAAGAGTTTATGAACGTGAACAATTAAAAGCAAAAATGATAGAATGATTAAAAATTAGGTCGAAACCAAGTAGTATACTTTGCTACGTGATTTATGTAATAATAATTTCCTGATTCTACATCCAATTTTTCTTCCCACGCATAAGGTAGATTATTAGGCATAATTTTATCAATAGGGATTATTGGATTTAACCATTGAGTATGTTTTGTTATATTACAGGCATAAAAATATCTTTTAGTCTCTTTATCATATAATCTTCTCCAACCTTTTGGTAATTTTTCAGATGTATCAGATTTATCAGATTTATCAGATTTATCAGAATTATCAGAATTATAATATATTGATGTTGGAACATAACTATATAAATGATCAGATGATATTGAGTTTGTATCTACATCTTCTTCAATATAATGATATTGATGAATATCAGCAGATAAATAAAGGGGATTAAGTACACGTACTTGATGCGAATTTATAGATTTATAAATAGGATTATTTAAAACTCTACTCATTATTTAAAAATAAAACATATCTTTTAATAATGATAGTATTGTCTTGGGATGTAGGTATTTTAAATCTCGCATTCTGTTTAATTGATTATAATACTGAAACTAATCAATGGAAAATATTAGATTGGGATTTAATTAACCTAACTAATAGAGATAAAATAAAATGTTTTCAGTGTGGATGTAAACCGGCTTTATATCAAGAACTTAATAATAAACGAATTTATACTTGTAAAAATCATAAAAAAAATGTAAATTGTACTCCTCCTACTTTTGATAATGTATGTGAACCAGTATTAACTGGAGAAGTTTGTTCCTTTACAAGTAAGAAAAAATGTGATAAGATGATAAAATATTTATTTAATAATGAGCATTACTATTGTAATAATCACGCAAAATCAGAATATAAAAAATTAGTAAATTCATATCAATTAAAAGAGTTCAAAAATAAAAGTGTTAAATCAATTGACTTGGAAGTTATAAGATTAAAATTAATAAGAGAATTAGATAGCAGACCTAATCTTTTACAAGCTGATATTGTTTTAATTGAAAACCAACCAACTTTAAAAAATCCTAGAATGAAAGCAATATCATCAACAGTATACGATTTTTATTTAATTAGAGGTATTATTGATAAGGAAAAAACTAATTCTACTATTGAGAAAGTAAAATATATGTGTCCTAGTAATAAATTAAAATTAGCAGATGATGGTGATTCACAACAACTTATTAAACTAAAAGGCGATGAAGCTAAAACTTATAAATTAACAAAGTCCCTTGGAATAAAATACTGTATGGAAATGATTAAAAAATTTCCTGAATGGACGGATAAAATTAATTCGCACAAGAAAAAGGATGATTTAGCAGACGCATTTCTACAAGGTATGTATCATATTATGTTAAAATAAAAAATTATATCATTATATTATATGTATAAAAATAAATACTTGAAATATAAAGAAAAATATCTTAATTTAAAAAACCAAAGTAATCACAGTATTTCAGTACATTTAAGAAAAGGAATTAATGATGATGGCGATATTATAAATGTAATGAATAGTTGTGATACTGATTTATGTTTACAACAAAGAAATAATTTTTTATTTTCGCCTAATTTTGTATTAGATCAATGGAGTAGTTGGAATTTTATATTTTCTAATACACCATATTCTTTTAAACACGATTATAATAAAAATTTGGACTTTACAGATGAATTATCACAAGATAATAAATATAAATTTTTTGATGATAATTTTGTTCCTTTTTTGACTATACTTGATAAATTAAAATTAATCTATCAAAATGAATATTCAAATAATAACAATATCTATTCTGAAAAATACAAAGGAATGAAAATAAATATATCTGATAATTCACAAGTACATTTTATTGGTGATATCCATTCATCAATTAATAGTTTACATTATTTATTTAATAGATTTCAAAATTTAGGAACAATATTTTCTGGAAACTCATTATATCTCTTAAAAAATCAATATATTATATTTACAGGAGATTTAGTAGATTATGGTCCTTATGGTTTGGAAATATTATTTTTTATTTTTAATTTAAAAGTATTAAATCCCAATAATGTTTTTATTATTAATGGTAATCACGAAGACTACTCATTATATAATAGAGAACAAAGTAATGTAAATTTATCTTTAGAAATGAATAATCAAATACCACTAAGAAAAAAACTAGTAGATAATATTTTAATGTTTTTACCAGTAGTAATATTTTTAATTTTAAATGGAAAAACTTATCAAATTAATCATGGAGCTATTATACGTGAAGATGCTGGATATAATGAAGACACATTTGAATTTGATAAAACTAGTAAATTAAAAGAATTTTTAAATAGTAGTAATAATATAATAGTATTTAATGATGGTAATGATTTTTTATGGGGTGATTTTAAATACACTAATGATGATTTAGGTTGGACATCTACACAATATGGTAGAAATATGTATCATATCGATATAGTTAAAAAATATTTAGATAAACATAATATTGAATGTATTATTAGTGGACATCAAGATACAATTAGTATTGGGATAATGCCTAATAATATTGATTTAGATAATATATATATATCATCTAATGAATATTTAGAATATCAAAATATGGATAAATTAATTACGTATGATTATTTAGAAGAAGATGAATATAATTTTGAAATAAAACCATATGAAACTGTATTAGCACTAACAATATCATCTGCCGTAACTTTACAAAAAAGAGCTAAATATTACTGCTGTATTACTTTACATACTTAAAATTCAAAAAAATTTTTCTATTTATAATTATAATTATAATGAACAAAAATCTAATTTATTCTTGTGTATTTTATAATGAAAAATATATTAATTTAATAAATTTGTTACTAAAAAGTTATAAACTTTTTGGAAATACTACGGATAGTATTGATTATTTAATAATATGTAATCCTACTTTTAAAAATAAAATAAAAAAATTATTTAATAATTTGAATATTAATGGTAAAATTTGGTGTTTAAATTTAAAAACTATATTTGAAGCTGGGTATTCAAGACTTAAAATATTTGATTACGAAAATATACATTTATACGATAAAATATTATATTTAGATTGTGATATACTAATAACAAATTCTATAAATAAAATATTAGAGTTTACATTAGAAAATAAATTATATGCTTTAGAAGAAGGACATACAAATAAAAATTTTTGGGGAAAAGATTTTTTTAAGAAAGAAAATCCTAATTGTAGAGCATTTACATCAGGTATATTATTATTTAACAATAATAAAATAATCCAAAATTTATTTTTAAAAATATTAAAACATATTAATAAACATATAGCTAAAAATTTACCAATACCTGAATGCTTGGATCAACCATTTATTGTTTATCACGCAATAAAAAATAATTTATATAATAATCAAAAATTAGTACAAATTGTTGTAAACAATCCTAAAAAATTTAGAGGAGCAACTATTTGTCATTTTCCAGGAGGACCAGGTGAATATAAAAGCAAAATTGTAAAAATGAGTAACTTTATGAACAAGATAATGTTTGATATACAAAAAAATTATCAATTAAATAAAGTTGATAGAAAAGATATTTTATGCGTTACGACAAGTAATATTTA